CATATAGTTCGCTGTAAGATTTAATGCCTTTTGCTTCTATCCAGCGATAAATGGTGCGTTCGCTTACTTTGTAAAGCAACGCAGCATCTTGAACTGAAATCTTAGGCATCAAGCATCTTTCCTAGCAGTCGCCATTTAGTCGAATCCCACACGGTATCGCAGACTCGACACTTAACTTCTAGTGAGCGCTCCAACTGCTGAGGATTGATCTTGAGGCTCGCACCGCAAGGCTTTCCATCATCCCCAACAGTCGGACACTTACCTAGGACAATATCCTCAGACTTTTGCCCCAAGACCATTTTGATCTTGCTGGTCGTGGTAATGATTGTCGTGACTAACTTATCTGCTTCTGGGTACTCTGAACGAATCCACTCAGAGCGCTTAGAGATGTATTGCGTGGTCAAAATGATTCGGGCAAGTTCATCCATCCGGCGCTCGCCATGCCAAGTAAGTTTCATCTCTTGACGAATCTCACGCATCTTCTGTTCATGCTCCATAAGTGGCACAGAAATCCCCCCCGTTCGTAGGTGTAGCGTTTCTAAGCGTACTGGTATTGGCGAGGATTCCCCGCTACCTGATACGCGCTCGCTTTGATTGCCCTTGCTTGGTAGCAACTCTGCTTCAAGCTCTTTGTATCGTGCTGGAAACTTAACGACCTCAGACATGGCAAATTGCCAGCAGCTATCGCAAACCGAATACTCAGAAGCCCTACGGCAGTTAGCACACTTCACTTAGGATTACTTGATCTTCTTTACTGCGTAACGCACTTGCTTACTTCCTATGCGCTGATTATGGCTATTCAATTCAGATTCTTTACGAGTAAAGTCTGCTTTTGGTTCTTGTACTTCTACCAAGATTTCTGCTTTGATAAGCAAATCTTCAAGTTCTTCAATCCTTGATTGTAAGCGTGAATTAGCCGCATCAAAAGATGTCAAATCGCTTATATTAAGTTTTCCGTTTAAAAAACGAATTAATTGAGAGTGATTAGTTTTTACATCTTCAACTAACTTTTCGTAATCTTTCTTTTTAACAAACATTATTTACCCTCTCTTGCAGCTTTAACGGCTTCAACATCTTCACGGTTGTAAAAGACTTTCTTGCCCTCACGCTTTACCCAAACAAGAATCTTGCGATACTGCAATTGATAAAGGTGATTGGCTTTAATGCCTAAATGCTCTTGGACTTCTTTAGATGTCATTAGTTCCAACTGGTCGCTCCCCAGTTTGGCTCATCTTGAACTACTGCCTTTTGGCGGGCTTGTGCCTTGAGTGGCTCGGTGATCTTTGTTGCCTTGATCTCATAAGCAATCTTGCGTGTGCCATCTTTAGCATCGTATTCGGTGATTACTAGATCGCCAGTTACTTCTAACTTCTGACCCTTAGTAACTGCATCAGCAACAACTTCTGCTTGACGACCTGTTACTGATACGCCGTACCAAATGGTCAACCCGTCTTGCCATTCCCCGCCTTTGTTGAAGCGTTGAGAATCAGCTAATGAAAAGTTTGCTACTGCGAAATCGCCGTTCTTGCCCTTGATGAACTTAAGCTCTGGGTCTTTACCAACTGCGCCCGTTACTGTGATTGTTGCCATTTTGCTCTCCCTCTATGTATGTACCGTCTTGCGCCAACCTTACAGGATTTTTACCAAAGATGCTTACAGGCACATCCTCGGGGTTTTGATACGCCGAAACCATCCAGCCCTTTTCAGTAGCTTCTTTAGGTCGCAAATGAATTGAGTGTGTACCGAGGTTATGGCATTTATGGCAGACTGCTACGAGATTAGCAACCTCATCTTTACCGCCTCGGCTTTTTAACTTCCGGTGATGCAACGCCAAGTCATGCGAAGGGCAGCCACATCGCTCGCAATAGCCCTTAGCCCTTGTCAGGACTGTGTCTGCAATCTTCTTATCCAATAACGCCGTAAATCTCGCGGGCAAAGAAAATCTTGTAATCAGCGCCTTCTACCTTGATAGGTACGCCTGAGTGCTGGTGAAATGTCACTTTGTCGCCAACCTGTAGGTCTTGCGCGATGCGTATGCCGTTCTCGTATCTGCCGGGGCCGACTGCGACAACAGTTCCCTCGGCTGGCAATTCTTTGGCTGAATCAACAAGGATAATTCCTGAGCTTGTTTTTTCCTCAACTGCATCAAGTTGAACTACAACTCGATCTTCTAAAGGTCTAATCATTGCCATCTCTCCTGTTCGTAATACATAAATGGTGGTGCGGTGTATGGATCTTTATTGGCGGCTATCTCCAATGCTTTCTTCATGCTTGCTCCTGCTTTAAGTGCGCCGATAGCCAGCGAACTTCCGCTTCCAATGCCGTATATGCCATCACTATCAAGACAAATGGAAAGATCATCAGCAAGCTCAAAAACCTCGCCACCAAGCGCAATAAGAAATGCAAAATTAGCTTCGCCATCTTTATCCTCATCCCACTTGTAATCGTTGTCTTTGAACGCCCGCTTCATTGACGGCACAACTTTACTGGCGAAGAAATGATAAAGGTCTTTCTTGTCTTTGTCTGTTGGCGTTGGGGGAATCCAATTGTGTTGAATAACATCACACGCAGCGCTTAATCCTGCGCCAGCGATAAGGTACTGACCGCGTTCTACAACTTTAACCATCTGAGGATGTGAGTATTTACGCGTTGATGTGACAAGTGAATCTGCACCGATAATCGCTTTGGTAGAAGTCACCTTTGCAGCGATTGTGGTCATGTAAGTATCTTAACAGAAGGGAGCGCCCGAAAGCGCTCAACCCTCTTTTACTGCCGAGTGAACGGCCTCGGCAATTTCAGGAATCATACTCGATTCGTAGTCGGTTATGTCCTCAGTACCCATTGGCTAATAGTAGCCATGTTTCAAGTGAAACCTAAGCGCAGTACAGGTTGACCCATAACGGGTGTATATGTAATGAAGCCCATCTTGCACTTGAACAACGGGATTAGAAGTCTTTATGAAGTTGTAATCTTTCCAAGTCTGATTAAGAAATTGAAAGATGCCAAAAGCCGATGAACTAGGGTTTTTAGCCTTAGCGTTCCAATGGCTTTCGAGCTTGACCAAGCGATCTAAGCAACTGAACTCTGCTGGCGATACAAGGGTTTTGGCGTAAGCGCGAGGCTGATGCACAAACTCTTGGATAGCAACGAGTTTAGGCTCAAAGGCTATGGCTGGTGTTGCAAACGCAATCCCTACGGCTAGAGCCGCGACTAAAAGGGAGCGTAACGAGAGCTTTATCGTGCGCCAATCTCTCCCCCTCTTGATACTTCGATTGCAGATGCCATTCCCTTAGTTGAGGTTGTCATTGCTGACCCCTTTCTCTTTTGGTTACTTGCAAGTGTACGGCAGGTTGAGCATAGGGTGTCAAACACCCACATCCCGCAAGCGTTACAACGAGCAATTTTTATCTCATTATTAAATGTCATTTGCTACACATTACAATTGCGGTTGCAATACTTACAACAAGTGCCAAAATCCCCGGCATGACAATTAAAGTATGGTCGTGATCTCTGGTGTCATATCCCATTAACTTAACTCCTTCTCAATTGCTTGGATGGTGGGGCAGGGATAGCGTTGGTCATCAGACTCAAAACTACAAAATAGTTTTTTTGAGTAGTTTTCTTTACCCACGCCTCTCATCATTTCTACAGGCTTATGCAATTCCACTACTGCGCGAAGGGCAAGCGCTGAAAGATAACCACCAATTTCCCAAATGTTTTCTTTAATAGGTCTTGGTGATTCAAACGCAATAATTTGATCTATCTTTGCCAGCAATTTATCGTGGGTCACGCTAACTCCTTATCAATGACAAAATTAAATTTGGCAAGCAACCACCATCTTTCTGCCCTACGGAAGACCCATTCGTCGGTCATGGGCATGTCACCTTTAGTTGATTCAAGCCAATCCTGTTCTTTTTTTATAAGTTCAACTACTGCGCGAAGGGCTAACAAAGGTGCGTTAATTCGTTGGTGTTGGTTGCACTCAGGTTCGCAAACTTCTATCTCATCATTGATAAGCGCCAACAGTTCATCGTGGGTCATTTCATCACCTCAGCTATTAATTCAGCAAGGTCGTCAAGGCTTCCCTCGTTTTTGATAACCCGATCAAACTCCCAGCCGTCTAGCGCGTGTTCTGAAATGTGATCGTTTGCTGGCTTAATGTCTGGGCGTTCAACGCGCCACATCTCGCCGTGATTCCACTTGATGCCATAGAACTCATTGCCAAAGCGAACATCTGTCACAACTACCTTGTCGTGAAAGTCCAGTTCATTGAGAACCTTCATCGCCCAGACATCCTCGCCAAATTGTGCGCGCCCTACTTCTGTGCCAAAGATTTGTAGCAGTCGGCGAACTTCGGCGTTCTTCTTGGCAAAATCCCATCCGTACTCATCCACAAGATCAGTCACGCGAAGGCGCTCTGATACAAAGGGATTTAACTCGTAAAGTGCTTCACGAATAGCATCAGCAAAAGCAATGCGCTTATAGCCATGATCTCTAATAAGAATCTTGGCAACTTCATCTTTGCCCGAACTTGCGTAGCCGCTTAATCCGATAATCATTGCCACTCCATCCCAATAAAGAATCTGACGAAATCAATATCCCATCCGTACCGATCAACCTTGAACCCAAGACCAATCCCGTTTAGGCAACCATAGTGAACCCAGTATTTACCGATCTTGCGCTCTCTCATTTTGAGGCTCCCCAACCGCCACCGCGAAAGTGTGCTGGCGTTGCGTGAATGACCTTTTGCATTTGCTTCTGGCAAAGTGGGCAATCTGGTACTGAGTTATCGTCAAAGGTTTGATACATCTCGATTGACGAGCCATCTTCGTAACATCTATAAGCGTATGTAGGCATTAGAACAATCCTGTCTGTGTGATTTCAGTTGATAGCCAAACAATGCAATCGTTTCCATTGTCATTTTGGCGGGTTTTGCCTGAGTCGTAGATCAAGCCATCTTTGAGTAGAGATAGGCGAGTTGGGCGAAGAGTGTCGCCGGGCATACCAAGAGCTTTTTGCATCTCCTGATCTGTTGCGCCGTGTTCTTGGTTATCAAGAATTACCTGATAAACCTTAGCGCGGTTAGAGCCAAACTTAGGTCTAGCCTTCTCGTAAGCTGCTACTGAAGTTGCTCTCACTTCTGTTCACCTAAGGCAATTTGAGCGCACAAATCCTGCACCTGTAGCGCAACATTATCAATGCCCATCTTGACTAAGCGCTTGCGATCTTGCATAAGTGGTAGCGCGCAAATCTGCTCATAGATTTCTAGGCGAGTTTGAGCGCGGATGACATTGATGACCTGCTTGAGAATTTCTTGACCTTCTGGGGTATCAAGCACCAACTGATTATCTTTAACTGACCAATGCTGGTCTTTGCAAATAACCTTCACGATAAATCTCCATCTTCTAGTTGAATGAGAATGTAAGCAATCAATACGACTAAGGGTAGCCCAACAAACAAGATAATCATTTATTTCTCCATCCAAGGGTCGTCATCAAAGTTTGAGTGCGCGATGAGTTGGCAGTTGCCCTCAACGCAATCTTCGCAAGGCTTATCTTCTTCCATGTCGCTCATAGTTCTGCTCCTTCTGGTGAGATGTAATCGGTGAGCATTAGGTAAGAACCTGTTGCGGTGTCAAAGTGCGTTTCAGATTGAAAACCTAGTGATGCCAAGTATTGCTGGCAGACAAGAGTTTCAAGGTAACGATCTACCCAGTACGCCATCTTGTAGGAGAAGTTGGTTGTTACTGGCTCAAAGCGATGTTGTTTGATAAGCCAGTCTTTGCCCCAACGCATCGCGGTATCGGCAATGCGGTCAAAATCCTCGGCGGTGATTGTCATTGTGATAGTAACCATTTATGCCACCTGCTTGTTGCGTAGGTATTCAAAACCTGCATCAAACCAATTTTTGGTATAAGCGTGTGCTTCTTCATCAGTAAGTCCAAGGCGAAGTGCGCTATTAAAAACTTCGCAATACTTTTCAATCATGTTGCTGATCAAAAGTTCTGTTGATGTCTTAGCCATTTGTAGCTCCTTGCCGGTTCTCCGTTCGTTCCCCGACAAGACAAAACTTACGCCGATTCCTTACAGAAAGCAAGGGTTATTTCAAAGATTTTTTAATTATTTTTGTTGCGTGTATCACCGAACAGATGTTCGATTAAATGCAGTCAAAGCTATCCGAAATCTCGATATCCACGCCCGGCGTGTCTGAGTATTCCTTGCTGGCAATAATTTTGATGACCTGAGCATCATCGGCAAAAGCGACCCCTGTCAGCCCGTCATTGACACCGCGAATGTATTTGTCTAAGTCCGGGGCAACCGTTGGATGCTCGCGCTTGACGGATTTAGGGCGCTTTACTCGAAATCGCATAGTTATCTCAATCGGGTCGAGGATTGGGGTACAACCAGCGAGTTTAGCGGCATTAGCTATATCAGCGCGCCAAGCCGCCAACTCAACTGCCTTGTTATGAATCATGCGCCCGTGTCCAACATGGCGAAGGCTTCCTTGCTGAATCGGTACGCCTTCCACTCTGAACTTAAAGCTCAACTACAACCAATTCATCAGACAAGAAGAATTTGACTCGACCTGCACCGTGTTCATCACGAAGGCGCATTTCTAGCCCAAGTCTTTCTTCTTCAATCTGTATTACCGACCAGCGCTCGTCACGATAAACGAGAATGTCGCCGACCTGTACGCGGTCAGCCTTTGTGCGTAGAGCTTGCATGATTCCCCCTCAGGATTCGTAAGTCTTACGAGTTAAAGTGTGACATAAATTGCTTACTGTGGCAACTCACCAAACCCCCCTAAAAGGGCTTTAATTGCCGCTATGCGGGGTTTTGCATCTACGGCTAATGGATTCTCTACCTCTAGGCGGTTAAAGGGCGCAGGAGTGGGCGTAGAGGTCGGTTTAGCGGCTTCCCTGATCTGAGCAACGGTGGGGAAGAAGTTAGAAGCCTGAATGACTTTCTTGATGGCATTGAAAAGATCGGCTTTAGAGATGTCGAGGTCGCGCAGTAATTCCCAATAGGCGGCAAGCTGGGGGCGCTCAAACTGGTGGTTGGGATAGACCGCTACGGCAAGAGCCATGCAGTCGGCTAAATCTTCTTTTGTAATCATTCCAACTCCAGCCAAGCGCTCTCTTGCCTAAATTCCTTGAGAAACTTCTCGCTACCTGATTCCCGGCTTGGCAAAGGCTCATCATCCCATCGTTCTTGATTCAACCAAGTAGCCGGAAGGGTTGTGAACTGGCTTTTGCGGTTAGGGTCTTGAGAATAATTGCGAGCGCCTGTAAGGATAACATCTAGGGTTGTTTTACCCAGAGCTTTCATAAACGATTCCCTTGCTGCGCCTTTTCCCTGCTTACGAGGATAGACATTCCAAAATTGTTCAAACTCGTTGAACATATCTTTTCTCTGGTTAGATGTCTTTGGTTTAATGACTTTGGTTTGTTCGTCATCTGTGAGGCTACCTACCTGCAAATTTGAGGCTACCTCTCCCGATTTACGATACGGGGTAGCAGTAATAATGGTGTAAATGTTGCTTGTGTACTCATCGCCGTTCTTGCGGTGGAATACCTTGACTGCGCCAATCTCCACCAGTTCCTTCATCGCCCGATCAACGGTAGATAAAGAACCCACGCGCAAATCTTTAGCCAGCGATTTACGGGTTGGGTAGCATTGGGAAGTATTTTTGTCGGCGCGCCTTCTTAGGACTGCATAAAGCCTAATTGCCGTTGCTGAAATATCTGAGTACAAAATCCACTCAGGAAGTATTGCGAAATAGTTATCCGCATTGATAGTATTCATCCACTCAATCTCCTCATTAGGTTGGGTCACGCCCTCGGCAGTTAGTAGCTGCGCGGGGGTCTTAATTTTACCTGTAAGGTTTGGGCTAGACCAACTCATCGCGCCCCCAAATTGCTGCCTTGGGTATCAGGAACCCATAAATCTTCTTCCTCATCTAACGGGAAAAGAGGCATCAGATTATCGTTTAGCTCAATTTGCCAAAGGTTAATATCGGCAGAAGCCTTAAACCCTGAGTGATTGACCATCCCTTTAGTCCAAAGCCCGTATTGCTTAAATCCTAACGCTTTCCAAAAGTGATTAGATTCAAGGTCTGTTCGGCATCGCAACCTTGCGCCAAGGCGTTGAAATTGCTCGCAAAAATCTTTCACAACCGCAATTAAAGCTGACCCGTAATCCAGTCGGCGAGCATCATCCCTTACGGCAATTTGCTGAACCCTGATGTAAGTATGAGTTCCTTTGCCGGGTGTAAGGTAAATGTAACCAACTGGGTCATTGTTCTTTTCGCAAATAAATACAGGCGAATTCTTTATGCCACCATATACCGCTTTCTCAAAATAAGTCTGCGGTATAAAGCCAATGGCGTAACTGTTATCTTTTTGCAGCTTGTCAATAAAAATCAAATCAGATTCAACTGAAGTTCTAACAACCAAATCGCCTTTGGTATAAAGAATGTTTATTAAACCCGTTGAGCAATCAAACTTCCCAAGGTTCACTTCATATCCCCTACAGACTTGATAGCCAGATTGAAGATCGAGTTAATCCATTCAGCATAAGACTCTGGTTCAATGTCGTCAGGGTTGACCAATTTCCTACGAGCCTTCTCCAAAGTATTTAGCACCTCTTGGCGATACTCCTTGTTGGCTTGGTCAATAAGTTTCTGCATAGAAACCTCTTGCTCCCATAGGTATTGCAACTCAAGGTTGTGATAGCAGTTTTCAATATCCTCACGACACTTTTCTTCGTGAATCTTCGTCACCACCCTAACCGCGATCTGTATAGGTGTATTCATCCCTGACCCTCTCAACAAGTGATGCTTCGATCACATCTGTAAATGGTATGCCAGCCTCTCCTAAAGAACGCTTTAACGCGCCAAGTTGATCGTTAAACAAATTGCCCTTTTCGATAATTCTGCGCTCTCTGGCAGTTACTCCACCCATCATCGCCCAACGATCTCTGTCAGCATAAGCCCACATAAGGCACTCTTGACGAATCGGGCAAGCAAAACAAACTTTGCGAAGCATCTGCCGATTGACTTTAACTACTTCTAAATTATCTTCTTCTTCAAAGAATAAATCTGTGGCAATACCTCGGCAGTTAGCCTTCTTCCACTCGATCTGCTCCCATGTTATTTTCCTGCGCAAGTTTTCCCCCAATATGAACAGTATTCTCGACAAAAGAAAGCGGCTGATCGTTCTGGCGCTGGTGGGGAAGTCATCGCCTTTACATCTGCTACCCATGCCCTAGCCTCATCAACAAGCTTTGGGTTGTAGTCATCTTCCCACGCAACAATGTCGCTCATCTTGCCATCACGCGGAATGAATACAAGACCCACTCGCTTGACGGGATACTTCTGAGCAATCAGGCTGGCGTAGATATTGACCTGCATCTTCTGTTGCTTAGTAGGCAATCCACCCTTAGCGAGTTTCGCCAGCGTAACTGTTTTCCAGTCATAGACAGTTTCAGCGTTACGGGAGTAGAAATCCACATGACCCTTGAAGTATTCATCCTCAAACGCTTCTTCTAAAAGAAAGTCGTCACCGAATACATCGTAGGATTTGAGTGCTTCATAGATCGAAGTGTGAATTGCCGTACCCATAATGGCTGCTAAAGATTCGGTGTTGTTGTTGCACTTAGGCGACTGGTTGAGGATGTGCCATGCCTGAGCGCGACAACCCCCAACCGAACTAGCACCTAACTCAACCTGAGTAGAGCGATCTCGTTGCGAGTCTGCTTCTTTAAGCGCGACCTGCAATGTCTTGATGATGTCCATTAGTGCATCTCAGAACGAAGCAAAGCTGCAACTGAGCGAGCGATGTCCACCTGTAGTTGTATGCGCTTGGCGTTTTCTTTAGATGCCTTGACAGTAGCCTCGGCGTAAGCCAGTTCTGTATGTTCGGTTGCGTTATCAAGAAGCGCGTTATCGTCACGCTCCCCAACTGTGTAGTTCTTGCCAGTAGGCGATGAAAGCCCGGCATACTTCATGCGAGATTTAGCCATTGCAATTTCTAGCTGAGATTTCTTCACAAGATATTGCTGGTCTGCATCTGCCAAATCGGTGTAAGCGCCATCGTATTCTTTGCTTAACGCAATGAGTCGTGCTTCAACTTCTGCTGGTGTTGCCATTACGCCACCACCACTAACAACGCCCAAAGCGGAACAAGAATAAGCGTTGACCAAAAGACTACGCGCACAAGGTCGCGGGTGATGTAGTAGCCAACCGAGTGCTTTGATGTATCAACTGTGTCGTAAAAACTCATTATTTCTTCTCCAATACTGTCTTGCGAGCCGTGATCGCTGAGTTAAGTGTCTTGCCGTTAATAACTACCGCAAGTAATCCAGCATCTTTCGCGCCTGTATAAAAGTCTTTAAGTTCTTCAATAGATTCAATCGTTGGTACTTGATCAAGTGCTTCTTGAGCAAGCGCAAGAATTTCAGGTGATACAACTGGTTCAGCTTGACGGCGTTCGACTTTCTGCATCTCTTCGCGTGATGGGCGCTTACCTTTTGCTGCAAATCCACCATTTGCAAGCGCTCTTCCAATAGAACTAGTTTCCGCGTTTTCTACCCACGCATCTCTATTGACACCTGAGTTAGACTTAATTTCTTCTGCAATTCCAGTAGCTATAGGATTAAGATCGTTACGCTCTGCATAAATCGCCGAAGCTATAAGAATTGAGGATTCAGTTTTTTCTAGAACATTTGTTTGAACGCGACCATTAGGATATTTCTCCCAAAAACGCTCTAAGCGAACCTCAACTGGTTCGTAATTATCAAGATTATAAGCCATTTTCTTCTCCGTTCTAATACGCTCGTGTTAGCGTGAGATAAGACTAGGAGTCGGTAAGCTCAAAGTAAAGCCTATTTTGATAAGTTTTGTAAGCGTATTTTTACGCTATTCTAAGAGTATGATTAGCGTAATGATTCGTTATGAAGAACTAGAAGTCGAGATTCAAGCAAGCGAGCATTACCCTGACCAGACTGATGATTATTGCAACCGCGTGGGCAAGCTCTTTCAGGAAGCCCTCACAACCCTAAAGGTCGCTGGCTTTACCCTAGAAGCTGATTTGCCAGATGAAGAAGAAGGTCTATAATTCGATTCCCCCTCACAGACATTACCCCATGAATCAACGGAGATTCTGGGGTTTTTGTCTTTGCGCGCCAAAAGTTAAAAAAAAAATTAGAAACCACCCCCTTACGGGGATGGCTCACTTTAATCCAACCAGACCTGATACTGAGCAGTAGTCCTACCCTTGATTGGGTCAATGAAGTGCAGTCTTTGAGAAGGCATACCCGAAGCAGCCATAGAATCCCGCGCATAGCGATTGTCTGATTCAGTCGAACCTGTCCAGTAAATGTTGTAGTGCTTTTGGATTGGCTCCTGAGCGTGGCGGTGGTAATGTCCTAGAAAAATGTCATGAAAGTCGTAGTCATGTGCGCCAGCCTTCCAGCGGTTAGCACCAGCAATCCACGCAGCAGGAGAAGCAAATCCTGAACGCCCTAACTCATCACCATGCATAAGCAAAGCTCTGTAATTGCCTACTGCTACCTCTTGAATGTCCTCTGGGCAGTCATCCCAAGTAAGGCGCTTCTCGTTCTCTAGGATTGAACGAGCAAACTCGTAGCACATACGATCTACATTGTCGTTCTTCGGCACTTCGGCGCGCTTGCCACCAATACGCCCATGATTACCCCATTCGGCGATGACTGTCACCTTCTCGAAGTTCGCCAGCATTACCCGCACGAAATCCACCATAAGGCGCGAAACGCTTGTGAACTGTCCAAAAAGGCTTGCATCAATCTGCCAAAGTTGTGCCGGGTAATTAAATAGCCCCTCGACCATATCCCCACCAAACATAACCACGCACTCACGAACGGGATGATGTTGGCGTTGCAGCTCTGTGAGATGAATAGTTTTCTCGGCAAATTGCATAACGCGCTTGCGCATAATCTCAGAGTTGTAGGAAGTAGTTACCTTAGAGCCTTGCCAGTCTGTTGAATGGATAAGGGCTACTTCTGCCTTAACTTTACGAACATCTTTCTTAGGAGCTGCAACAGGCGGTACTTGACCGAGTGCCAGCATTGCTTCATAGGCTCCACGCTGAGTAGCGATAACTAGTTCATCGTTGCGAATCTTTGCTTTAGATAACTGCTTCTGCGCGTTATTCAAGGCTTTGCGCAACTCTACAATTTCAGGGTCGGCTTCCTGCTTAATCTTCTTGAGGTCATCGGCGAGGCTCATAGGAAACACCTGCATTGCTTAGCGCGATGCTTATAGAGCGTGGCTTTCGATACATTGACCTTCTGCTCCTTGAGATACATAAAGAGCGCAATAGAAGTGATGTCTTTATCCTCTAGCGCTTCCATAAATGCTTTGGCGTTCTTATCATCTAGCGATT